TGGCGGTATACATTTCCTATTTGCTCTTTCGAGTCTTTCATACCTTGCGGTATCGTGCATTACACAACTTGAGAAGTTACATCTCCACGGTTTATAGAACAACCTAGTAACACTTGGGGCTTGATTGGGTTCAGTTTTGTTGAAACCACGTTACCTCTTGGCAGAGGTCCACTAGTTAACCTAACATGTGGATGCGTATCGGTGCTTTTACTTCCGTTCAATACCGGCGGGCTTCTAGCCTCAGCTCAGCGTTAGAACATTACGTGGGGCCATCAGATATATTAGATGGGATTCCAGCATTCGTTACAAATCGTTAGAGATACCTGTGATTTTATACCATATTTTCCCGATATTTCAATGGACGGGGGTCAGACGTTAGCTCAGTCTCTTGGACTACCTTATCAATCATTAGACAAGCATCGGGTGTATTCTCGCTACACCCACGCGTCCTTTGTTGGGTGTGGTCCCACCACAATTGTGGTTGTTGTGATGCTTCAGCCATCACTACTGTATTTACCAGGTTGTATCCTGTTGACATTAGGGGTATTCTCGACTCCCCTTGTCGCCTTTGCACGGTGTGGTCCGTTTCAGTTGGGAACTACCTACCGTTCCCTGGTACCTTTTCTGGGTGTGGTCCCACGAACTATACGAGTGTTAATCCCAACACAGCTGCTGATTCTATCAATGCTGGTGCTGCTTCTGCGAATGCTAATGCAATCTTCCCGCTCCAGTGCAGTGCTCCTACTACGTTACGTCCAATGACGTCAATCACCTCGCCGGCGTTTGCACGTATTGTGTAACTTTTCTGAGTGTGCTCAGTAGATCCGTCGTGAACAACGTTTCCTACTGGTGTCACCTGCGCCCTTGACGCTGTGTCTGTTGCTGGTACAATCGGGTGATTGAAATCCACATCGATCGATTGATCAATTCCTCCGCCTTGTGGATCGACATGAACATGCATGAAACCGTTGAAGGGCTCTCTAAAGACGAGCCTAGTGCAGTCGGTATCTGTTAATATACCACCACGGTTTTCTGCCTGGTGTCCATCTCTTCCGTCATGTAAGACATCGATCTTAAGTGTTGACTCTTTATCCAAGTGTTCTTGAGAGTTCAACGCTAAGAGGCTTAAGATCTTATCGTTCCATGGTGTTATGGCGAATGGATTGCGAGTTCCTCCCGCACTTGATTCCAACAATCCCTCGCCCTGGAAGGTCAACCACGCGCTCTTACTTGCATGGCTTGACACTTTGGGCCCATAGAATGAGACATCATACTCTATAAACAAGTCCCCAAATTGGTGATCACCATCAGTGTTCATAACTGCACTGACAAAGTAACCAACATCTGACAATCTCAATTCATTTGCATCAATTAGATCGTGGTGGGTCATGCGGACATAGAGTTTCCGTCTGAGGTTAGCTGGCTTGACTACCAATTTAATGTCGTCGTAAACCGCTGCTCTGACACTAGATTCAGCATTGAATAGCTGTGTTCTGGTATCAGGTACCTCATCTGCCGGATCGTATACTGCCACCAACGCAATGCCACCCTGGGTGGTTGTTGCGCATGTTGGCTTATACATAACGGTGAGCTTAGCAAATTGATATTTCTCAAATCTAGTTGCTAAGCCGGATAGCCAGGGGAAGGTTGTTCCATCACCAGGATTGAGACTGTATCTCAATGGTTTATGTGATGTAAAACCAACCCCAAGCATGCCGGGTCGCTCGATATGGGAATTGTCCCAATCGACTGGGTTAATATATTCTCGATGCCTAACCCTAAGCACCCCATCACTTCCTTGTAAGCGAGGATGGGTATTCGCTGTTTGTTTTGTTTTCGAAATAAATTTAGGAAAGCGTTAATTTAAACAGGTTGGATGCTTCAGTCCAACAAGTCGATCGCCCTCTGATTCTCACCTACTGGACACTCATCGCGTCTAACGGGCACGAGGATCAGCAACCTGATCTCAATAGATCTCCCATCACTCTCAAAGCGTTGATCTGCAGACTAAGGACTCATTGTCTTGCAGTTCCCGTAACCAGGGAGAGTGTTTCTAATCCTAGCGGGCGCATTTGTTACCTATCACGTCTTCCACTCCCGTGGCTTATTGCATTTTCTGCTCCGCCATTGCTAGCGTTTGTTGAACATCAAATGACCAAGATGTCTCACCCTCTATAGGGCGAGACCAGTGGAGCATTTGTAGGTTTCGGTAATACTTCTCCAATATTAATTGTTCACCAGGTGTTATGTCAAATGCATGATAATAACTAATCCTGGACGCCCAACTCACTGGTGTATCTTCATATACCATATCATCACATAACATATCTCTATATCTGTAATAATAATCCCCTACCTGAGGTAACCATGGTTTGCTGCTCCTAGCAATCCACTTGTAGAACTCCCCGAAAACGGGTACGCCATCACATGATGCTAATCCACATCCTGCTACTGCTCCCATCCAACGCCGGTAAACCTTCTTCGATCCTAAAAACTTAGTAGTGATTAGATCTGAATACAGTCTCTTAGTCGCGCGAGGTACCAACGTGTATCCACCCTTAATCAAAACTGGGCGACTCTGACAAAACTCAATTTCCTCCAAACTGTTGTATGTTCCATCATAACACATTGTGATTCCCATTCTAGTGAACCAATTTTCCATTCCTTTCCGAAACTTCTTAACATCCCCTCTCTCCATAATCAACACGCAGTCGTCTCCGTCATTGAGCATCTTAGCTCTGTGCTCTAATCCTTTGTACTTCAAATAACTGTACATTAGACAACACATTATTATGACGTTGCCGAGACTTGTGTTCATATCACCCGACATCCGGTTTCCTTCCACCTCATATTTGATGGTTGAACCGTCGGATCCGTAATATCTTCCCACATTTCTCTTCTGCGCTTTGAGCAATCTATCTAGGGTTGGCATTTCGTCACCTACGCCTGTAGATGCTGCCCTATATATAGTATGCTCTAATTCAATCAACAACACGTTTATATGTTGATCGAATCTCGATGCGTCCAGTCCTATTGCAACTGGGTCATTGAAACTATTCCACATAGAGGCTATAGTAGCTCCTCTGGTGGCCATGCTCATGCCCTTTGCGACTGTCTTCCGCTCCTCCAATGGATCAAAGATCCTGTCAATATATCCAAACAATTTATGTTCTAAATGCTTGATATACCTGCCCATCATGACATTAAACCTGGGTGATCTCGGTTGAATGGCTCTAGGTGCCCCGCCGGGTTTCCTATACTCATCCTTCGTAAATGTCTTCACCCTGCAATCCGTACTACTAAACTTCCTTTCGTCTAGTGATTTCACGGCATGTTCATACACGCGACGTTTTGCGCCACCGTAACAGTCAAGGAATTCTCCTGTTGTCATCGGGCTCGCTTTACCGTCTCGCGTAATCATCTCCTTCATCTCGCTCATGAAAGTGTCGGTTTGCAGTTTAACATGGTCTCTCGCTCTTTCTTTCCTAACGCCCAGTTCCATACCTGGGTAGTTACATTCATCATGGGGTTTGGGTGTTAACCTGAACCCTCCTTGATGCTTTGTGAAGAATACTCTCTCGAGTATGGCGTGTGAGACACTGTCTATGTCATTGTTGGGCATATCCCATTGTGGACCATTACCCCGTCTAACACGGTAATAATCCCGAGGCTTGCACCCCTTGGACTGCCTAGCTCTCTTT